GATTCTTGCTCAAGCGTTATCTGGGCCTAAGCGAAGAGGAAATGCTGGAAAATACCCAGCTATGGCGTGAAGAAAATCTCAAAGCCGAAGACTCAGTAGAGGATGATGTGAATCTCAGAAATGTGGGTATCAGTCCCGCTGGTATTGAATCTGATATCACCGGACTGACGTCACCAGAACCCGGTGCTGAAGCTCCGGCACCCGAAGCAGCACCAGCTGAAGCCCCAGCAGGTGGTGAAGCAGCTACGCCAGAGGTATAAATAATTTTATGTTACTTGCAGAAATTTATGACAAATCAGTACCAGGGTTTAATGCTGCACAGCAGGATCATTCAATCCCAACACTCAGTGATCTTCGTAAAACTCGCCTTACTCTAGCTCACATCAACAGTTTGAGAATGATGAATGACGTTCGAAAATACGAAGAAGAAAAAAGAATGGCGGACATTCAGCGCCAGTATAAACCCAAAGCCACTGCTTAAATCAGAAAATGCTGTTTTTTCTGCTTAAAGTACTAGTTTATTTCTGTTTGTTGTAAATACCATTACGAATCATTGCAAGGAGAAACTATGTCACGTAATTTTGAAAAGCTAATTGAATACATCATTAACAGTGATGAAACCAATGCTCGCAAACTTTTTCACGAAATTGTTGTAGCCAAGAGCCGCAATATCTATGAATCTTTTGAACAAGAAGAAGGAATGGAAGAAGGAGTTGGCGAATTTATTGATGAAGTAGAAACTGAAGAAGTCGCTGATCTTGCTATGGAAGCTGACATGGAACCCGAAGGTGACGACATGGAAGACATGGATCACGACATGGAACCCGAAGGTGACGACATGGGCGACGACATGGGCGACGACATGGAACCCGAAGGTGACGACATGGGCGACGACATGGGCGACGACATGGGCGACGCATCAATCGAAGATCGTGTAGTTGACCTGGAAGATGCAATTACAGAACTTGAGAAAGAATTCCGTGAACTCATGGACAAAGAAAATGATGAAGACATGAGTGATGAAGAAGACGAAGACGAAGAGGAAGGCGAAGAAGAGGAAGAAGAAGTTGAAGAAGCCTTTATTCGCGAATACACCGAAAAAGCCCCCAAGCCTGTAACTAGTGAAGAAGGTTCTGTTAACAAGCACAGCACTGTGGCTAAAAAGAACGACATGGGCGGTACTACTGCTAACATCGTTAAGGGCGGAACTGAAAAAGGCCGTACTGCTCCCAGCGCCAAGCCCATGGGTGTAAATGATCCCAAAGCTGCTGGCAAGGTTGCATTCAAGAGCCAAGCTCCAAAGCCCGTATCTAAAGAAGTAGCTGGAACCAACAAGGACAGCGTACTAGAATCACGTAAACCACGCACAAAGAAATAACAACTCCGCAATGACTTCGTACTGTAAAGGCAGGGTATTAAACCACCCTGCCTTTAAGAGTAAAAGGATTCAGATAAATGAATAAAACACCACTATATGAATACATGAATCCCACTACCGCCAGTGTTACATTGGAGTCTGTGGACGAAGCTCAGGGTGGTAAAAATTTGTACATGAAGGGCATCTTTATTGAAGGTGATGTCAGAAATGCCAATCAGAGAATTTATCCAGCACATGAAATTGCCAAAGCTGTTAAGACACTTAACGAACAGATACGAGAGCATGGTGGTGTGTTGGGAGAGTTAGATCACCCTAGTGATCTTAAAATTAACTTGGACCGTGTGAGTCATATGATTACTGAGATTTACATGGAAGGTAGTCGTGGTATTGGTAAATTAAAGATTTTGCCAACTCCCATGGGAAATTTAGTAAAAACCATGACAGAGTCAGGCGTAAAGTTGGGTGTTAGTAGTCGAGGTAGTGGTAATGTTAACGAAAGTAACGGTCATGTTAGTGATTTTGAAATCATTACTGTGGACGTAGTAGCCCAACCCAGTGCTCCCCATGCATACCCAAAAGCCATATATGAAAGCCTAATGAATATGCGTGGTGGAAACAAGATTTGGGGTATGGCACAAGAATCAGTGCAAGACCCAAGAGTACAAAAGTATTTCAAAAATGAAATAGTAAAGTTGATTCAAGATTTAAAATTGTAGGAGAATACCATGCTTGAAGCTCTAAAACCATTGCTGGATAGCGGTGTATTAAACGAAGAAACTCGCAGTGCAATCAACGAAGCCTGGGAAGCCAAGCTGAATGAAGCACGTGAAGCCATTCGTGCAGAAGTTCGTGAAGAATTTGCTGGCCGTTATGAACACGATAAAAGCGTGATGGTTGAAGCTCTTGATAAGATGGTAACTGAAACTCTTCAGGCTGAAATTGCTGAATTTCAAGCTGACAAAAAGGCCATTGCTGAACACCGAGTTCGTGTAGTGAACGAAATGAAACAGAAAAGTTCACGATTTGAACAGTTTTTGACCAATAAGTTAGCTGAAGAAATTACAGAATTCCGCCGAGATCGCAAGCAGATGCAGGAAGCTGTAGCAAAGTTGGAGAACTTTGTGTTCCAGGCATTGGCTGAAGAAATCACTGAATTTGCTCAGGACAAGCGTGCTGTGGTGGAAACCAAGGTGCGTTTGGTAGCTGAAGCCAAGAATCAGTTGAACGATCTCAAGAAGAAGTTTGTTTCTCGCAGCAGCCGTGCTGTTGAAGAAGCAGTTACCAAACACCTCAAGGCTGAAATGTCACAACTCAGAGAAGACATTACAGAGGCCAAACAAAACAACTTTGGTCGTAAAATTTTCGAAGCATTTGCTAGTGAGTTCAGCAATACACAACTGAACGAAAGTGCTGAATTGCGTAAACTGTACGGAATTATCAAACAGAAAGACGTAAAACTAGCCAAAGCTGAACAGATAGTTGCTGACAAGCAATCTGTGCTGGAAAGCAAAATGAAAGAAATTCGCGCACTCAATGAACGTCGTGAACGTGAAACAGTGTTGAATGAACTGTTGGCACCACTAAACCGTGAGAAGAAAACCGTGATGAAGGAACTCTTGGAAAGTGTTAAAACAGCCAATTTGCGCACTGCTTTCGACAAGTATCTGCCTGCTGTGCTAAATGAAGACCACAAAGTAACCGGCAAGAAGACCGTTATTACTGAAGGTAAGACCGAAGTCACAGGCAACAAGACTGCCAAGAACAATGAAGATAAGAACAACATTATCGACATCAAACGCCTGGCAGGGTTAAATTCTTAAGGAGAATTAGAAAATGGGTAACATTTTATTGGAAGGTCGTTGGAATGACACCAAGGACGCCCTGCTAGAAGGCTTGCAGGGAACTCGCCGCAACAACATGAGTGTGGTGCTGGAAAATACTCGCAAGTATTTGGTGGAAACTGCTGGTACTGGAGCAACTGCTGCTGGTAACATCGCTACGCTGAATCGCGTGATTCTACCAGTCATCCGCCGTGTGATGCCCACTGTTATTGCTAATGAAATCGTGGGCGTCCAGCCCATGACTGGCCCTGTGGGTCAGATCCACACTCTGCGTGTTCGCTACGCTGAAAGTGTAAACAGCACAGCCAGTGCTCCATTCGACACCGACACCACTGCTGGTGACGAAGCACTGAGCCCATTCAAGATTGCCACTGCTTACAGCGGCAGCACTGCCACTGGCAAGGCTGCTACTACCAGCGCACTTGAAGGCGTTGCTGGAAGCAAGCTGAACGTTCAGATCCTGAAGCAGATGGTGGAAGCCAAGACTCGCAAGCTGAGCGCACGTTGGACATTTGAAGCTGCTCAGGATGCACAGGCTATGCACGGCATTGACGTGGAAGCCGAAATCATGGCAGCCCTGGCTCAGGAAATCACTGCTGAAATCGATCAGGAAATCCTGGGTAGCCTGCGTGCCCTGGCTGCAACTGAAGAAGTTTTCAACCAGTTGAATGTAAGTGGTACTGCAACATTTGTTGGTGACGAACATGCCGCCCTGGCTGTGTTGATCAACCGCGTTGCTAACAAGATTGCTCAGCGCACCCGCCGTGGTGCTGGTAACTGGGCAGTTGTGAGCCCACAGGCTCTCACTGTGCTCCAGAGCGCAACAACTTCAGCATTTGCTCGTACAACTGAAGGTACTTTCGAAGCCCCAACTAACACCAAGTTTGTTGGTACTTTGAACGGTGCAATGAAGGTTTACGTTGACACTTATGCTAGCGATAATACTGCTGTGCTGGTAGGATACAAGGGTGCTAGCGAAAGCGATGCTGCTGCGTTCTACTGCCCATACATCCCATTGATGAGCAGTGGCGTTGTGTTGGATCCCAGCAGCTTTGAACCAGTTGTGAGCTTCATGACACGTTATGGTTATGTGGAACTAACCAATACAGCATCATCACTGGGTAATGCCGGTGATTATGTTGGTGAAATCACAATGAGCAACATCAGCTTCATCTAACCGAGTTAATACCTCAAAAACAAAAGCCGCCCAGCAATGGGCGGCTTTTTGTGGTTAAATTTTAATTATGCAATCCAAATCCAGGTATCCTGACCACAATCCCAAACTCGATCCCATTTAGATTGCTGCATGATCTTCCATTCAGACAAATTAGCATCCGCGCCACGGTCAATTAACGATTTCTTTGTGAAACCGCTTCGATGAAAACGTTGTTTGTAATTGGTATACCAATATGTGGGCTCACCGCTCACTTTCTTTATAAACCCTAATTGATCGTAAATACCTCCAGTAAACCATCTGCGATCACAGTAACTCACCACTGATTTAGGTGCATAATTTTTAACAAAGTGATTCCATAACTTACTCATTCCACCTTGTACAACACATCCTATTTCACTAACAGCTCTAAGCAATTCCCATTCTACATTTTTGTTATAACGTGAATGAGCAAACGTCATTGCGCAAACAATACGATCTTCATAAAATAACGCAAGATTAACACTAGCATTACTGTGAGACTGCAAATGATTTTGATCTATAAAATGTTTGATTTCTGCATTGGAGATTTCTTTAATTTCACATTTTCTAGCTGCGATTTTTTGATTTTTACCTAAGTAGGACAAAATAACTGATTCACAAATTTGTGATTTTTCACTCCACTCGTCGTCCCAAATAGTCAGCAAAGTAATACCTTTTGCCTCACATTGCTGCATTTTTTGTTGATGGTATTTCCTGTGTTTTTTACCAGCAATCTCGCTATGCCAATACAACCCATTAAACTCAATAGCAATTCGGTCATCTATTACAAAATCTAACTCTAGAGGAGCAATAATTTTTCTGTTGTTTTTCTGATAGCTAATGTTGTGCTGATCTAAAAATTTCGAAATTTCGTCTTCAAAACTGCTTCTGCTTTGCTTGGGGATAACATCCATGTGATATCGATCGTGATAACGCTGTATTAAGGATTTTCTAATACCAGTATCTACACTTGCTTGGCTTAACGATTTTGTTTCAAGCAACGCTTTTAATTGTTCAGGGTTGTTTAATATTTGATATTGTTCGTCAGATAAGTGCGTTTGTGCGTTATTAGCACGACCCCAATTTTGTAAATGGGTGCTTACATGTTTTTGGAATAAATCGGGATCTTGAAATGCATACTTAACTCCATATTTTTTCATCATGGTATCAAAAGCACGATTCCTGATTGCTTCAATCTCAAATGGGTTAGTGTCACCATGCTGATTTTCCCAAGCTGCACGAGCCAATTGCATCTTGTTAGCAAATCCATGATTGCGCTTAAAACTGTCTTTAGTTTTTTGCTGAATCGCCTTACTTTGGAGTGGCTTTCCCACGCCATACTTTTGCAAATTTGTTTGTGCAGCTTTTTGTTGTACTATTTCACTTTCAAACGGAGTATCAGCACCCCATCTTGCTTGCACAGTTTGTCGGGTCTTTTCTTTGATGTCTGGATGTAGTGCAGCGTTTTCTACCCCATACTTTTGCAAACAAGTTTTTTTGCGATTTTCAACCATCTGCTGTAATTTGTCAGAATCAGTCCACATTTGTTGAACGGTTTGGCTGTGTTTTTGACCCTTTTGTGGGCACTTTAGGCTGCAAAATTTTCTGTAGCCTTTGACCACAGAGTTGAACACAGCAGGTTGACCACAAGCACACATAGTGGGTTTGCACTGATTAATCACACAATACACAGTTTCAGAAATTGATTTTGTATTTAGATCTTGTTGCTGCTGCTGAATCCATTGTAGTAAGTCTGGTCTGCTGGCGATCCATCTACCATAACTTTTGGGACTCAATTCTTGTACCATTTGTTGTATTTGTTCTAACATACTCTACATCCTCGTGTGTATTTATGTTAGAATCTTTTAGAATTTTAAAACCCAATTACCACAGTCCCAAAAACGCCTGTATTTGTGATTGAACATGTTAGCACTTTCACTTAGTGCAGCGTCATAGTTTTGTAACCACTTTTTCAATTGATTTTTTTGGCAGCGATATCTGGAAATTACATCAGTTCCATTGGTCCAAAGTACATAGCTTAGTTTGTAAAATTCTATTGATATCAGATTTATCTGTGCTTTAATATTTTGAACCTATCAAAATAAATACTCACAGGAGCGTCAATTATGCCTTTTGAATGTAATTTTACTGCTGAAGTTTTGGCAAAAATGTTGCCACGCAACAAAGAATGTGATGAATGGTTTTATTATCTGGATCAGATTATTCCTGATTACGAAATCACCACTGCGCCTCGTGTGGCTGCTTTTATGGCTCAGTGTGCTCACGAAAGTGGACAGTTTACAGTATTACAGGAAAATCTCAATTACAGTGCTGATGGTCTGCAGAAGATTTTCCGGAAATACTTCCCCACTCCAGAAAGCACGGCTGGATATGCACGACAACCAGAAAAAATCGCCAATCGCGTCTATGGTGGTCGCATGAACAACGGCCCTGAAAGCAGCGGTGACGGATGGAGATTCCGTGGTCGCGGAATTATTCAGATCACTGGTCGCGATAACTATACTCGTTGTAGTCAGGATCTCTATGAGGATGACACACTGATTCAGGATCCGGATAAGTTGTGTACCAAGGATGGATCCATTTACAGTGCATGCTGGTTTTGGTGGGGACGTGGACTAAATGAGTTTGCAGATCGTGGAGACATGCTAACAATTACCAAGAGAATTAATGGTGGTACTAATGGGTTAGACGACCGCATGAAGCATTACAATCACTTTTTGCAACTTTTATCATAAATAAACTTATCCCAGTAGGGATTTTATGCGGACACCACCGCGTAAGGACCTAGAACGTCCACTAAAGGAGAAAAAAAATGGGAAGACCTCTCAAGGCCAAGTATTTCGGTAATCGCAACGTGGGTGCAACCCCCACCACTGACGATTACGGTATCGGCGGTAAGAAAATCAGTGCAGTAGCAGCTGGTAACGCCACAGGATATAGCCAGGGTGTTACTGTTACAGTTAGTGCCCCTCAGATCCCCACTGGTGTTCAGGCACTGGCCAACATCAGCATCTATACAGCCAACGGAAATGTTAGCTCAGTGGGTATTACAGAAAGTGGTTCAGGTTATACCAGCGCCACTGCCACAATTGTGAAGCCCAGTAACGTGACTGTCGCTAGTGCAAATGTTAGCGGTCTCAGTGGCAGCAACGTAATCGCGATTACTAGTTCAACTTCTGGAATTTATGTGGGTATGGCAGTGGCAGCAACCGGTGCCAACACCAGTGCAAAAGTCACCACAGTTAACGCAGCCAATGTGATTGTGGGCCTGGTGAACACAGCCAACATCAGTGGTAATGCCACCTTCTATGATGCTGGAACTGGTGTACTGGGTTCAGTTACACTGGCAGCCATTGCCAGCAGCGTAAGCAACGCCATTACATTCAGCAGCAACATTGGTGGCGACACCAGCAGTGCTGATATCATCCGTCAGATCAGCAGCAAGAGTTTCTACATTCAGACTGCCAATGGTAACGTGGGTCGTGCAAACTTGGTTACCACAGCACCAGTTAGTGGCGAAATGAGAATTACTGCAACTGATAGTGCAAGTGGAACCTATTATATCAAGAAGATCAGCGGCCACGTCGCCACTGTGGTTACAGGTAATGGTGCACAGTTTACTGCCAATTCACGTGTTCAGTGGACACTGGATTCAGCAGTACCCAATGTTTCAGTTAAGTTACCCAGTAACTAATTGTATCAATTAATTTGAAAACAACAGAGTTTACTGCTATACTAAAAGAGTATTGGACATGTAAACTCCGGGACAACACATTTTGTGTTGTCCCATTTTTTTATTATTAACTCTGTGAATGTATAAATACCACTGAGACCTCACAGATGCCAGCTACTAATTTTAATATACTCACAGGGTTGACGGTGGGTAACGTCACCACAGACGCTACCAACAACAGTGTAGCCACTAGTGGAAATATCACTGCCGGAAACTTGGCCAGCACTGGGTTAGCCAGTGCTGCAACTCTGTTAGTAAGTGGTACCAGTAACTTGGGTGCTATTGGAAACATCACAATCACTGGTGGTGCAGCCAACAGAGTTATCACAACCAATGGTTCGGGTGTTTTGAGTTTCACTGATGTCACAACACTGACTGGCACAGTGAGCTCAGCCACAGCAAATCAGCTGGCATACTATACTGGTTCAACCACAGTGTCTGGGCACGCTAATCTAACCTGGACTGGTGGCAATTTACTCACTGTGACTGGTAACATTAGTTCAACCAATATATCAGCGTCGGGTGAGATAACTATCACCGGCAATGCCAACGTGGGTAATATTGGTGCTACCAATGCCAATCTGTCAGCAGCTACTATCACGGGCAATCTAGCCACAGGTAATACCAGTGCTGTTCTATTCACTGGCAACGTTTCTGGTGTTTCGGGCGTTTTTTCCGGCAACGCCACTTTTGGAAATATCAACAGTGTTAGCGGAATCCTGGGTGTAAGTGGCAACATCACTGGCGGTAATTTAATCACAACAGGATTTTTGAGTGCAAGTGGTAATGCCAATGTGGGTAATATTGGTGCTACCAATGCCAACATCACCAGCATGACTGCTACTGGCAGTGTGTTTATGGCCACTACTAGTGGCAGTGTGGGTATTGGGACAACGAGTCCTGCGGTTATTTTAGATCTTGGTGGTGGAACAAATTTTGTTAATAGTGTAACATCTTATACTGGTATTTCACCAACTGCAAAAACAATACAAATATATGATGCCACACAATCTTTCTTAAATTTAGTCAGCGGCGTCAACACCGCTGGTGCAGTGCTAGGTGGAATATTTTTCAGTAGAAGTCTTGGTCAAGGCGATGCTCACTACAATGTTGCTGGAATAACTGCTTTACAAAATAGTACAGGAACAATTTCTGGTGGGGAATTATTATTTTATACAAAGGCTAACTCTTCACCTACAGAGAAAATGAGAATCAATGTAACAGGTGACATTATTTTTGGAAATGGGGAATTGAGTGCTACAACTACATCAGCTACTTTAAGAGGACCAGCTAGAACAGGAACAAATGCTGCTGGTTCTAACTTAACTATTGCTACTGGCAATGGAACTGGAACGGGTGGTAGCGGATCTCTAATATTTCAAACTGCTTCTGCTGGATCTTCTGGGACAACGGCAAATACTTTAAGTGAAAGAATGAGAATCGACTCCTCCGGCAATGTCGGTATTGGAACAGCAAGTCCAGCCGTTGCGCTGGATGTGGTTCGGGCGTCGGCAGATTCGACAGTGCGGGCGTACACCGGCACCGTCGATCTCCGGATGTGGGCCTATCACGGCGGGGCTGGGGTTATCGGCACAAACAGTGCCCACCCCCTTATTTTCGCCGTCAACGGTTTGACGGAGAGGATGCGGATCACCACCGCTGGCAATGTCGGTATTGGAACGACGAGTCCACAGCAATTGCTGCATGTAGCTGGGCAAGGATTGTTTACAACTAGTGGATCAAGTTATGACCCAGGCGATTCAGCCGGATCTGCGGTAAGAATCGGATACAGCACTGGTGGAGATTATGGATATGTAATATCCAACAATACTGGCGTAGCCAGTAAACGACTTCTTGTTGGCGGATCTACTGTTGAATTTCTAGTTAGCGGCGCAGAAAAAGGCCGTTTTAACTCTGATGGGAAGTTTGGTATTGGAACGACGAGTCCATTAACCACACTACAGGTAGGTGCTGTCGCTGCCCTCAACGGCGATGTCACTCTTAGTGCTGGCACCCTCATGGTGTATGCCACTGCTACTAGTGGGGCGGCTCTGACCTGGAATGCAAACACCAATGGTGGATATACAAACTCTATCATGGCTAGATTACAGCCTCGCCATGACACCAGCGCAAACTACTGCTTGGATGTGTTTTGTGGTACTTGGAACAACAATAATTCTGCTGGCACTGCTATTGCTACATTCTCAAGTTCTGGCAATGTCGGTATTGGAACGACAAGTCCATCTAAGAAAGGTTCCGTAGGGACTGCCGGGACGGACGGCTTTGCGATCCAGTATTCCCCCACCTCGCAAGAAGTTTTTTCAGTTACGGCAAACACAGGGACTGGCGAGACAAAATTCTTTTGCGATACCAATTACTTCCAGACGTTCTACACGAATAACTCTGAAAAGATGCGTGTTAATACTGATGGATACCTTCTTGTTGGATACACTTCTTCAAACGGATCATACAAACTCCAGGTTAACTCTCAGATATTTGCTACTAACGCAACCATCGAAACCTCTGATGGACGATACAAGCAGAACGTTGTTTCGTTGCAGTCTGGTTTAGACGTGATAGAAAAGCTCAATCCAGTCACTTTTAACTGGAAGGATCACGATATTCACAACTTTGAGAGTGGCACTCAGGTTGGCTTCATCGCTCAGGAAGTTAAGGAGGTTCTTGCGGATACTCCGTACCTGGATTCAGTCATCAAGCGCAACGAGCTAAAGCGAGACGATGGATCTGTTGAAGAATTCTACGGCATGGCGGATGCCAAGCTGATCCCCGTATTGGTCAAAGCAATTCAAGAACTGAAGGCAGAGATTGACCTTCTGAAAGCAGGAAATTAATGGCTATCACATACGATTGGATCTTCAACCCCTTTGATTCAAGGATCGACTAGATGGATCAAAGAACTTTCTGAACAAAATAAACAGTTATTAGAAGAGATAAATAAATTAAAAGGGTAATATATGGCAATTAATTTTACGTGGCAATTCAGCAACTTCAAAGTCAAACCAAGTTTGGATGAACTAGAAGATGTATTGGTTTCCTATGAATGGCGAAGAGGAGCAAAAGATGGAGAGTATTTTATAGATTGTTATGGTTTATTATCTCTATCAGATCCTGACCGAGATTCTTTTAAAGATTATGAAACTTTAACAAAAGATGATATAATTAACTGGACTATTTCCAAATTAACACAAGAAACTGTTGATAATTATGATTTAAGTTTGGTGTCTCAGATTGAAAATTTGAAGAATCCGCCATTAATAACCAAACCCGTTCCTTGGAGCGAATAAAATGATCGATGATAAATTGAATGAAATCTTCGATATAGAGTCTACACCAAATCAATCAGATATCATTAAAAACGTCCCACCAGTACGAGAAGATATTGATGAAGATATTGAAGCAGCAAAAAAGATACATCGTGATCTAATGGAAAAATCACAAGATGCTTTAGATAATCTGATTGAATTTGCAAAAGCATCTGAATCACCACGTGCATATGAAGTTGTTGCCAATCTTATTAAGACGACTTCAGAAGTTGCAAAAACACTAGTAGAAATCAAGAATAAAGAAACAAAAGCTAAACCAGAAATTCAGAATAATACACAGAATAATCTTTTCGTCGGTTCAACTGCAGAATTACAGAAGTTCTTGAAAGGACAAAAAGAAGATGTTTAATACAGGTGATAAGAATTATTATCTAAATCCACAAATAAAAAGATCTGGATTATCGGAAGAATACACCACAGAACAGATTCAAGAGTATGTTAAATGTTCACAGGATCCAATATACTTTATAGAAAATTATGTAGAGATTAATTCTCTTGATAAAGGATTCGTGAAATTCAAAACACGTGGTTATCAACAAGATCTAATAGAAAAATACCATAAAAATAAAAAGAATATTGTACTTTCAAGTAGACAGAGTGGAAAAACGATTACTACTGCATCATTCATTCTTTGGTATATATTCTTTAATCCTGATAAGAATGTTGCAATTCTAGCAAATAAAGCTGCAGTAGCAAGAGAAATTCTAGCAAGAATAGTTGCTTCTTTCGAACGAATACCATTCTTCTTACAACCTGGTGTTAAAATTCTAAATAAAGGTTCTGTAGAATTGGGTAATTCTTCTAGAATAATTGCATCTGCAACTTCAGCATCCGCAATTCGTGGTTTTTCAGTTTCGTTACTTTATCTAGATGAATTTGGTTTCGTAGATAATGCGGAAGAATTCTTTAGATCAGTTATTCCAACAATTTCATCGGGCGAAACAACAAAAGTTATTATTTCATCTACACCAAATGGGTTGAATCTTTTCCATAAATTGTGGAAAGATGCTATAGATGGAAATAATGATTATGTACCGACAGAGATAACTTGGGATCAAGTTCCAGGAAGAGACGAATCTTGGAAGAATCTACAAATTGCGCAACTCGGAGAACATGGATTTAGACAAGAATTCGGAAATGAATTTCTTGGATCTTCGAATACTCTAATTTCTGGATATAAATTGCAATCTCTAACTTGGGAAAAACCAAAATTAGATTCTGATTCTTTAATTATTTTGGAAGAACCTATTCAAAATCATAATTATGTAATTTCAGTAGATTCTTCTAGAGGAGTCGAAAATGATTATTCAGTTGCAATTGTTATCGATACAACACAAATTCCATATAAAATAGTTGCAAGATTTAAAGATAATACAACTAGACCAATACTTCTACCGAATATCATTGTTGATTTGGCAAAGAAATATAATATGGCATTTTTGTTAATAGAAAGAAATACAGTAGGACAAACAGTTGCAGAATCCTGTTATTGGGATTTAGAATATGAAAATATATTCACAACTATTCCAGGAAAATCTGGACAAGAATTACGATCATCATTTTCAAAATCAAATAAAATCGGTGTTGAAATGACTTCACAAGTGAAAAGATTGGGTACTTCTATTCTAAAAACGCTTGTTGAAGAAGATAAGTTAATTAATTATACAGAAGATATTGTTAATGAATTATATTCATTTATTAATAAACATGGTTCTTGGGGTGGAGAAGCAGGAAAACATGATGATCTTGTTATGTCTTTAGTGTTGTTTTCTTGGGCGACAAACCAATCTTTCTTTAAAGAAATAACAAATTCTGATTTAAGAAAATCGTTTTTCGATTCACAGGAAGAATCTGTAGAAGAAATCTATTCTTTTGCTGGAATTACTACTGGATCTGAAGAAGAAACTGCAGATAATTCTTGGTTAATTTAGAAAACCCTTTTTTTATAAATATAACTAGAAATATATATTCGAAAGAATAAAAACCTCTCAACAAGGAGAAAAATAATGGCTTTTCAGCTTAGTCCAGGCGTAAATGTTTCTGAAATCGATTTAACAACTACGGTTCCTGCAGTTGCAACTTCAATTGGAGCAATTGCTGGCGCTTTCCAATGGGGCCCAGTTTTAGAAATAAGAACAATTTCTTCAGAAATTGAATTAATAGATACTTTCTTTAAACCAAATAACACTGTTGCAGATACTTTCTTTTCTGCAGCAAATTTCTTACAATATTCTAATGCTCTAAGAGTTGTTAGAAATGTTGGTACTGATGCTAGAAATGCAACAAATGGCGCTTCTGGTATTTCCGGATTGACTATTGCAAATGCTGGTGTGTCAAATAATATGGCACCAGGAACTTTTGCATTATCATTTACAGGTGCTACTGGAGCAGGTTCTGGTGCTGCTGGTACTGCAACTATATCTTATGGTGCAACAGGAGCAATTGTTTCTGCAGTAACTCTGACAAATGCAGGATCAGGATATACTTCTGCTCCAACAGTTGGTATTACAGGTGCTACAGGATTTACTACAAATTTCTCTATCACATCATCAACTGCAAATACTTTAATTATTAAGAATGAAACTGATTATCAACAAAATTATATTTCTGGTTCAGCTTCAGCTGCTGGTACTTGGACTGCAAAGTATCCAGGAATCTTAGGAAATTCTCTGAAAGTTTCAATTTGCGACTCTCAAACTTTTTCCAGTTGGACATATAAGAATGCATTTACAGTAACACCAGGAACTTCTGATTATGTATCTACTCGTGGTGGTTCTAATGACGAATTGCATGTTATTGTTATTGACGAAGATGGTGCGTTTACTGGAACGCCAGGAACAGTATTAGAAAAATATGCTTTCTTATCAAAAGCTTCTGATGCTAAGACTGAATCCGGAGAAACTAATTATTATGCAAATGTAATCAATACCAAGTCACAATATATCTGGTGGACTAATCACCCTTCAGTTGGTGTTGATTGGGGTTCTGCCTCAACTGGTATTGCATTCGATCTATCCGGTCCTCTAACTGCTTCATTATCTGCAGGAGTTGATGCAAATACATTAACTAATGGCGAAATCCAAGCTGGTTATGATCTATTTGCCGATCCAGAAACTATTGACGTAAATCTAATTATTGGTGGATCTTCAAATACTACTGTCGGAACTTATCTAGTCCAATCTATTGCAGAAAATAGAAAGGATGCTATTGTGTTCTTATCACCAGCCAAATCAGATGTTGTAGATAATAAAGGACAAGAAGTAACTGACATAACAACAACCAAAAATGCACTACAATTGTCATCATCTTATGCTGTTTTTGATTCTGGTTGGAAGTATCAATACGATAAGTACAATGATGTATTCCGCTGGGTTCCTCTAAATGCAGATATTGCTGGTCTATGTGCTAGAACCGATCAAACTAACGATCCATGGTTCTCGCCAGCTGGATTTAACAGAGGAAATATCAAAAACGTTGTGAAGTTGGCATTCAATCCAGATAAGGCTGATAGAGATGATCTATATAAGATCGGCGTCAATCCTGTGGTAACTTTCCCAGGACAAGGCACTATCTTATATGGAGATAAGACTCTTCTTTCTAAGCCTTCTGCTTTCGATAGAATCAATGTTCGTAGATTATTCATTGTTCTTGAAAAGGCAATTGCAACTGCTTCTAAATTCTCTCTATTTGAATTGAACGACGAATTTACTAGAGCACAATTTATTGGATTAGTTGAACCTTATCTACGAGATGTGCAAGGTAGAAGAGGAATTATCGATTTCAAGGTTGTGTGTGACGAAACCAATAATACTCCTCAAGTAATTGATTCTAATTCATTCGTTGGTGATATCTATATTAAGCCAGCAAGATCTATCAATTTCATTCAATTGAATTTCGTAGCTGTCAGAACTGGCGTGGAATTTTCTGAGATTGTTGGACAATTCTAATGATGGGAGGAGAAATCCTCCCATTTCTAACGAATAAATAAGAATAAAGGATTTAAACACATATGCCATTTAACTTAACAAATTTCAAAGGAGCGTTTGCTGCAGAAGGCGCAAGACCTACTCTGTTTGAAGCAGATGTTTTTGGAGGAGGGATTGGTCCAGACTTCAAATTCCATTGCAAGGCGGCACAATTACCAGGAAAGACAATAGGAATTGTTGAAGTTCCTTATTTTGGTAGAAAAATTAAGGTAGCTGGTGATCAAACGTTCGCAGAATGGACTGTAACTGTGATGAATGAAGAAACATTCAATGTCAGAAACGCATTCGAAAGATGGATGAGTGGAATTAATGCTCATGTTAGAAACGTGAAAACTGATGGTGGTTATAAAACAACTACAGCTCAAGTTCGTCAATATTCAAAAGAAGGAACTGTATTAAAGAGATATAATTTCGTCGGAATATGGCCTTCTGATATTGCACCAATAGATGTTTCTTGGGAATCTAATGATACAATTGAAGAATTTACAGTAACTCTTCAATATGATTGGTGGGAATCAGTTCCTAATATTAATTAAGGATTCACTGAATGTTTGATTTTTTTGGTTTTACTATCAAGAGAAAAGGTCCGGAAGAGGAGAAAGAATTACTTTCTCCTGTTCCACCACAATCTGACGACGAAGCTACTATAGTAACTTCTAGTGGTGGTTTCGTCAACACATCGTTTAATACGGAGTTTTCTTCTTCAGATAAGAGAGTTCTGATAAACAAATATAGAGAACTTTCTCTTATGCCAGAAATCGAATCGGCAATTGATGAAATCGTTAACGAAGCAATTGTTACCGGAGACCCAGAATCTCCGGTCGGAGTTATTTTAGACCGTCTTCCTTTTTCAGAAGATATTAAAGAAGTAATACAAGACGAATTTTCTGCAGTCTTGAATCTACTTGATTTCAATGAAAATGCTTACGAAATATTCAAAAGATGGTATATAGATGGAAGATTATTCTTTTCAGTTGTAATTGATTCGAAGAATACAAAAGATGGTATTCAAGAACTAAGATATATTGATCCAAGAGAAATTGAAAAGATCAGAGAAGTGAAAGAAGAATTTTCTAAGCGTGGTGTGAAGTTACAAAAGACTGTACAAGAATATTATTTTTATAAAAACGATATTAAGTTACCTGCAGATTCAGTAGCATATTGTAACTCAGGATTGATTGATTATAAAAATAAAGCAACAGTAATTTCGTACTTACACAAATCAATTAAACCGTACAATCAATTGAGAATGTTAGAAGATGCTACTGTAATCTACAGGTTAGCAAGAGCTCCTGAAAGAAGAGTCTTCAAGATTGGAACTGGTGGGCTTCCAAAAATTAAAGCAGAACAATATGTAAATTCATTGATGAATAAGTTCAGAAATAAGATTGTATATGATCAAGCAACAGGAGATCTCAGAGACGATTCAAGAACTCTATCCGTTCTTGAAGATTTCTGGATTCCAGTTGGAGAAGATGGTAAGACAACAGACATCTCTACTCTACCTGGTGGACAAAATCTCGGTGAAATGGGAGATGTGGAATACTTCCGCAAGAAATTATATAATGCCCTACATGTCCCAATCACTAGAATTTCAGAAGGATCTACATTCAATACAGGTAGATCTGCAGAAATAGATAGAGAAGAAGTTAAGTTTAACAAATTTATTAAAAGATTAAGAGTGAGATTCTCTTCTATCTTCACAGATCTTCTGAGAACTCAGTTAATTCTAAAGAATATTATAACTACTGAAGAATGGGATACTTATGTGAAGAACAATATTTATTATGACTTCAGAAAAGATTCTCACTTCGCAGAATATAATGAAGCTGAAATCATGTCTAGAAGAATGGAATTGGCCTCATCTGCAATAAGTTTAGGTGATAATTATTTCTCTGAAGATTATATTAAGAAACACTTCTTGAAGTTATCTGATGAAGAATTGAAGGAAATGGAAACAGATAAAGAATCTGTTCCTGATGAAGAGACTCCTGTAGAACCTGAGATGGATCTAGGAATGTCGGACCTTGGTAATCCTTCTCCTGAAGAACTTCCACCATTAGAAACTCCAGAGATTTCTAACATTGAATTACCTCAACAAAATCCCTCAACAATTATAAATAAGAAAGGGAAAGAAAATGAACCTAGAAAATTTTAAGCAAGCATATGTAAAGACAATATCGGAATCAACAGATGATTCGGATCTCACGAATTATATCAGATCTATTGTAGAAGAAGCGGTAACTGAAGGCAAACTATCTAGTTTAGCGAAAACGGCGGTCGGACGTTTAGGGAAAATGGCTGGGATTGGATCAAAAAACGAACCAAATTTTGGCTTCAAACCAAAAGACAAAGTTGGTACTCCAAAAGAACAAGAACAAGCCATGGAACAATTAGATAATATTAGAAATTATTTTATGGAGATAGATGATTTACTAAGAATATTAGATACCAAAATCAAGAATGAATACATTGATGACTTTATTGATGAATTCAATGAGTTACTCGTAGATCTTAAATCATTAAAATAAAATAGAGTATAATATTGTGAGGCTCCTGCAGGAGCCTCACACGGAGATCGAGGATTATATGACCCAAACCGAAAGAACAAAAATTGAAACCATTATTAATTATTGCAAAGAAGATAATCCGCAAGCAATAAAACCACTAATGAACTCTTTAATTGCTAGTAGAATTTCTCATTTATTAGATCAAAAGAGAGATCAAATTAAGAAAGAGATATAATAAATGGCGACAACAACTATCTTAAGACAAGACGAAAATTCTGCAGTTGTTACTATTTCTGGTGCTGGAGCAGAAACTCTAGCATTCGTTTTACATCCAGGTGGTGCAACAGGTCCAATCGGCGCCACTGGTTTCGCTGGAACAACAGGCGTTGGAATTGTTTCTTTAGAAAAGATAGATTGGTCTATCACAGGAACTAACAAAATCTCATTATATTTCAACGGATCAACTGATCAATTGATTGGTCATTATGATGGATCTGGTAGAATTGATTATTATAGAGATTATCAAACTAAGATTACTAATATCGCCCCAGCCACAGATTCAACAATCTTATTAACTTCTACTACATCCGATCCATATGTTCTTGTTATGAAACTAGAAAAAACATCGGGATTTGTTAAGGTTGGACAATACTCTTAATGCTTAACGAAAAAACAGTTAAGATGGGTCAGAAAATCCGCTACGATAGGGTTCGTGGCGGTAAGATTCAACGTAAGAAGATTAAATCTGCTAAAGCAGGATATAGAGTTTCTGGTAAAAAATTAGTTAGAATGAATCCCGCTGAAAAAAGAAAACGAGCAATATCTGCTAGAAAAGCGTCAAGAAAAAGAGCAGCAAAATTATCATCAATCTTAAAGAAAAGAAAGATCTCAATTAAAAAAGGTAAAAGAGCAGGAATATACAAATGAAACTATTAACAGAAGTAAATGAATTCATAAAAATTGTTTCAGAATCTGCTGAAGGTAAACCAAAAGATTATTTTATTGAAGGTATTTTCATCCAATGCGAGAAGCCAAATAGAAATAATAGAGTATATAAGATGGAATATATGCAACCAGAAGTAGATCGTTATGTTGAAGAATACGTCAACAAGAATAGAGCTTTTGGTGAATTAGGTCATCCAGATAATCCTACAATTAATCTAGATAGAGTATCGCATCTTATTACTGTTCTAGAACAAAAAGGTAATGATTATATCGGTAAAGCAAAAGTTCTAGATACACCAAACGGAAAGATTGTTAAAGCATTTATCGATGGTGGTTGTATGTTAGGTGTTTCTACTAGAGGATTAGGTTCTCTTC